CGTCTCGAACATACCAAAAGAGGAGCATGTATGGCTAAAACGAGGCGGAAACCACCTGCCAGTCCAGAAGAAGCGGAGCGATTGGCCATCGCAGGCGCAATGGATCTTGCCGCACAGCAGATTATGGACGGTACAGCGTCTAATTCTGTGATCCTTCACTTCCTTAAACTCGGAGGAAGCAGGGAAAGACTGGAACAAGAGCGCATTAAGGCCGACACGATGCTTGCACAGGCTAAAGTTTCGGCTCTTGAGTCAGCAGCCAGAACTGAAGAGCTCGTTTCCGAGGCTCTGGATGCCTTCAGGCTATATTCTGGGGACTCTGATGCGCAGCTATAACGAATTAGCCATGCTAGAGACCTTCGAAGAACGATTAAACTATCTTTCCTTGAATGGAGAGTTCTTCGACGAGACGTTCGGCGGCTCTAGATGGATGAATCAGGATTTTTACAGGTCTGATGTCTGGAGAAAGGCTCGAACAGAGACGATCGCTAGGGATCTGGGCTGTGATCTAGGTATAGAGGGATATGAGATCTACGATGGTATTGTAGTACATCATATAAATCCTCTGACGCCCAGACAGTGCTCTGACGCTGATCCATGCATGTGGGATCTAAACAATCTCATCTGCGTGTCTAGAGACACACATAACGCTATTCACTACGGAACGTCTCCTTTGGCCTTGGTTGACTTCGAACCTAGGTCTCCGGGAGACACGACATTATGGGGGAGGAGGCTCTCGTGACCATTCTAGAAGAAACAAAGAGATACCTTAACATCGAGAATGAAGACACGGACTTCGATCTCGAGCTAACAGACGCTATTGAGAACTCCCTCGCATCAGCTACGCAGTTGACAGAGGACCCATCTCTTCCTCAATCCGCGTCAGACGACTATCCAACCACGGTACTCGGCAGAATGCTGCGACAGTACGTCAATTACTCTGTCAAGCTAGCGTTCGATCCACCGGCCACATCATTCACGGTTGAGGCCATCAAGCAACTAAGGAGTGAGATCGAGTGGAGACTCACAATTCAGAGGAACTAGCACATTACGGCGTCCTTGGCATGAAGTGGGGTGTTCGAAAGGAACCCGACAACAACACTGGCACCTCACTTAAGTCTAAGGAAGAGAAGCTGAAGATCACCGAGGAACGCGCAGCCGCGGAAAAGGCGAAGGCGGACGCAAAAGCAGCTAAGAAGGCAGCTAAGAAGTCCGGAAGCGGAGCGAAGTCTGGAGGCGGAAAGAAGTCTGGAAGCGGAGGCGGAAAGAAGTCTGGAAGTTCGGAGGCCGAAAAGGCTCAAAAGAAGGTTGAGGCAGCCCGTAAGAAGGCTGAAGCAGCCCGTAAGAAGATTGAGAACCAGAAGCTTCGAGAAGCTAAGAAAGCCGAACAGGCTGAGAAGAAGAAGCAAAGGGACGCAGAGAAGGCTCGAAAGAAACAAGAGCAAGAAGCAAAGAAGCACGAGCGCGAAGAGAAGAAGAAGGCTAAGGAAGCAGAAAAGCAAGCTAAGCTCGAGAAGTATGCGGCCACGCCAAAAGGCGGCCTTACTCGAGACCAGAGGAAGATGCTTCCTAAGAATCTGACTACTACAGATCTCATCGAACAGAATAAGCGTCTCCAGCTCGAGAAGACCAATTCCGAACTGAAGGCTAAGCTCGCAGAGTATGAGAAGGCAAACCGATCTCAGTTTGCGAAGCTTGCTGATACATTTATGAGCGAGGCCAGCTCGAATCTGACCAAATACGCGGCTAAGAAGGCGACCGATATGCTAATCGGTGCCATTGATTCCAATCTTTCGGTCGGCAGTATCAAGAGCCTCGCGAAGGAAGCTGATCGGGCTACGGGTCTTTCAGAAATTATAAAGAAGGATAAGAAGTAGTGACGCTTTCTAATACGGCCACACCTAAATACTATGGTGAATTCCGAGATAAAGTCCTAGCCGGAGAAATCCCAGTCTCTCGAACCATTGAAATGGAGATGAACCGTATTGATGATCTTATTGCCAATCCACGTTACTATTACGACGACCAGGCGATCGAGGGTTTCATCGCGTTTTGCAACAACGAGATGACGTTGACGGATGGCGCAGACCTGAAGCTGCTTGATAGTTTTAAACTATGGGCCGAAAGTCTGCTGTCTTGGTTTTATTTCGAACGAGTTACTAAATTCGTACCCGATGAGAACGGGCATGAAGGTAGATACGTTCAAGTAGACGAAAAGAGAAGGCTTGTAAATAAGCAATATCTTATCGTCGCTCGAGGTGCCGCCAAATCGATGTACATGGCGTTTATCCATGCGTATTTTCTTACGATCGATACAGCGACTACTCATCAAATCGCGACAGCACCAACGATGCCGCAGGCTGAAGAAACGCTTAGTCCTTTCAAGACTGCTATCACGCGGTCCAGAGGGCCTCTGTTTAAGTTTCTGACCGCCGGCAGCGTGCATTCAACAACGGGTGGCAATCGAAACAAGGCCCTCTTGACACCTACAAAGCGAGGAATCGAGAATTTCTCTACCAAGTCGCTGCTCGAGGTTCGCCCCATGAATGTCGATAAGCTTCAGGGTCTGCGAACTAAAGTAAACACCGTTGACGAATGGCTCTCCGGAGACGTTCGACAGGATGTCATCTCGGCTCTAGAACAAGGCGCATCCAAACTCAACGACTGGGTGATCCTTGCGGTCTCGTCGGAAGGTACCGTTCGAAACGGTATCGGCGATTCGATCAAAATGGAGCTACTTAGCATCCTAAAGGGGGACTACTACGATCCTCACACTTCCATCTGGTACTACAGGCTAGACGAAGTGGAAGAAGTAGCCGACCCTAACATGTGGATTAAGGCGCAGCCGAACATCGGTAAGACCGTATCATACGATACTTACCAGCGAGACGTCGCTCGAGCTGAGAATGTACCCTCAGCCCGTAATGACATTCTGGCTAAACGGTTCGGAATTCCAATGGAGGGCTACACGTACTTCTTCACATACGAAGAGACGATCCCCCACCAGAAGCGAGAGTACTGGCAGATGCCCTGCGCAATGGGCGCTGACCTTTCGCAGGGTGATGACTTTTGCGCTTTCACCTTTTTGTTTCCTCTGGGTGATGGTACATTCGGCATAAAGACCCGAGCGTACATTACGACTCGAACGTTCGACAAACTTCCGGCCGCTGGAAGAGTCAAATACGAATCGTTCATTAGGGAAGGGTCTCTCCAAGTTATGGACGGGACAATTCTCGACATGATCGAGGTCTATAACGATTTGGATGACTTTATTCTCAGGTCTGAATTCGACGTTCGAGCATTTGGGTATGACCCGTACAACGCGCGCGAGTTCGTTGAACGATGGGTGACTGAAAACGGACCCTACGGTGTCCATAAGGTCATTCAAGGCGCCAGGACGGAATCAGTTCCGCTTGGTGAGCTTAAGAAACTATCTACGGATAGACACCTACTCTTCGACCAGGAATTAATGTCCTGGGCGATGGGTAACACAATCACAATTGAAGATACAAACGGCAACCGAAAGATTCTTAAGAAACGAATGGATCTTAAGATCGATAGCGTCGCAGCATTGATGGACGCTTGGGTTGCTTATAAACAACAGCTAGACGACTTCGCGTAAGAGAGGAGGTCATATGGGTATCCGATCGAGACTTGCGAAAGCCTGGAATGTGTTCACTAACAACGACTCTCGTTCGTTGATTACTCGGACATCTAGTGAATACAGGCCCAGGTATCGTTCTGGCGGAAGTGTTAACCTAGTCCAAACGCTTTACAACAAGATTGCATTGGATGTCGCCAACACTCCCATCCGCCATGTCCGTGTCGATCAAAATGGCAGGTATGATTCAGAACAGCCATCCAAGCTAAACGAATGTCTTTCGCTCATGGCTAACGTAGATCAAACATCCAACAGTCTGATCTACGAACTCGTATACACGATGCTGGAATACGGGTCTGCGGTTCTGGTACCAGTCGATACAGACATTGAGCTTAACGAAGACGGCTCGTTTGACGTCCTTTCGATGCGCGTAGGTCGTGTTGTGAACTGGTATACAGATGCAGTCGATGTAGATGTCTATAACGACCGCATTGGAAACCGCGAAACGATTAACGTTTCTAAGAATTCTGTCTGCGTTGTGCATTCACCGCTCTATGACGTCACTGCGACAAACGGCTCATTGGCGCAGCGGCTCGCGCGAAAGCTCGACGCACTAGACGCTATCGACAATAGCGCTCTAGGCAAGAAACTGGATCTTATTATCCAGCTTCCGTACTCAGTTCGAGGTGAACTTAGACAACAGCAGGCAGAGAGCCGACGCGAGGCCATTGAATCGCAACTTCGAAACTCTGAGATCGGCGTAGCATACGTCGACGGAGCAGAGAAGATCACTCAGTTGAACCGTCCGGTGGAGAACAACCTACTAGATCAGGTTAAGTATCTGACGGAGCAACTCTACAATGCTCTTGGGTTCACTGAGAGCGTATTCAATGGCACCGCGGATGCGGAGACTAACCTGTCCTACTACAATAGGACGGTCCGACCGATCTTGGACAGCATCACCAAGTCGGCCACCATGGTCTTTCTTACTAGGACTGCGCGCACGCAGGGTCAGCGTATCATCTATGTTCGCGATCCCTTCGCGTCAGTATCCCTAGACTCAGTCGCATCCATGGCGCAAACGTTCATCACTAATCTTGTGATGACACCTAACGAGATTCGATCTATTATTGGTCTGCCTCAAGCCACAGATCCTAAGGCAGATCAGTTGGCGAATCCATACACCAGTTCCGCAAATGCGGAAACCAAACAGGAGGTTCAAAATGACAGTGTCGATGGATCTTGACACTACCAAGGCCGACTTTTCCGGCTGGGCCACTGTTGCCGGCGTTAAGTGTAGTGATGGTCGGGTCATCGGCCATGATGCATTCTCGCAAAACGACGGGGCCGTTGTGCCTCTTGTTTGGCAGCATGGCCACGGCGAAGTTACAAACGTCCTCGGACACGCAATGCTCGAGAACCGGGGTAACGGCGTCTACGCCTACGGCTTCTTTAATGGAAGCCAGCAGGCTGAACACGCACGTGAACTGATTGAACACGGCGACATTAACGCTATGTCGATCTTTGCAAATCAGCTTCGGCAGCGTGGGTCTACGGTTGAGCACGGTAACATCGTTGAGGTGTCCCTCGTGCTTAGGGGCGCCAACCCCGGTGCGACTATCGAGAATGTTGCTGTCGTTCATAGCGATGATTCCGGATACTCTGCCGTAATTCGCATTAGTGAAGACGACGCGACGCACGAAGACTTCGACGGCGGCGAAGAAGAAGCTACCGACGAAGAAGATTCCTCTCCAGAGGGGGATCGCACCATTGGTGAGATTCTTTCTACTCTCACCGAGGAGCAGAAGGAGGCGGTCAATTATCTGATTGCCGCCACAATCGACATGGAATTGGAGGAGTCTGAAGAAGACTCTGAAGAGACCGACGAAGAAACCGACGAAGAGGAAAACATGAAGCACAACATCTTCGAGGGTGGCGACAAGCCCGCCCAGAACACCCTGTCCCACTCGGACTTTGCAGCCATTGTCGAGCGCGCAAAGACGAATGGCACCACCCTGTCCGAGGAACTGCGTCACGCAGACTATGGTATCGAGAACATCGGGTACCTGTTCCCCGACGCCAAGTCTGTCACTGACGAGCCGATCACTCTTGATCGCGACCAGTCTTGGGTCTCCGTTGTCATGAACGGCACCAAACACTCCCCGTTCGCCAGGATCAAGTCTGTCTTCGCGGATATCCGCGATGATAAAGCCCGTGCTAAGGGTTACGCGAAGAAGGCAATGAAGAAGACCGACGAGGTCATCAAGCTGCTGATGCGTACGACGGTCCCTACGACCATCTACAAGAAGCAGCGTCTGGATCGCGACGACATCGTCGATATTACCGACATGAATGTCGTTTCTTGGCTCAAGAACGAGATGAAGGGTAAGCTCAACGAGGAAATTGCGCGTGCGATCCTCATCGGTGATGGGCGTACCGAGTCGGATCCGGACAAGGTCAACGAAGAGTCGATTCGCCCCATCATCAAAGAGAATGATCTATACGCGATCCACAAGGTCCTCGAGCACAGTACGACCGATGAGACTCTGGTCGACGACATCGTCCTGGCGTCTGCAGACCTCGAGGGTTCCGGCTCCCCGACGCTGTTCATCGACAAGAAGCGCCTCGTTTCGCTCCTTCTGCTGAAGGACAAGAACGGTCGTCGCATCTACGAGACTGAGGCTTCCCTTGCCGCCGCTATGGGCGTCTCGAAGATCGTCACTGTCCCGCAAATGAACGGCTTTGAGCACCAGGTTAAGAGCGTCGACACCGAGCTGCTGGCTATCGTCGTGGATCTCCGAGATTACACGATTGGCTCTAACGCCGGTGCTGAGCTGGGTATGGCCGAGACGTTTGATCTCGACTTCAACCAGTACAAGTACCTCATGGAGACCCGTCTGTCGGGCTCCCTGACCACTCCCTACTCCGCTCTCACGATCTCTCGCAAGAAGGCGTGACGGTATGTCGAAGTTTAGCGGCAAGCTAGGCTTCGTAACTACGGTGGAGACGGAGGAAGGCGTTTACCTAGAAGAACGAAAAGAAGTACCGACAAAGGGGTTCCTCCGCAGGATCTCCAATCGGTACAACAATTCGGACTCGGTGAATACCAACCTCCGACTCTCCAACGAGGTTAGCGTAATTGCGACTCCGTGGATGAACAACAATCTCATGGACCTTCGATACGTTGTATGGAAAGGTTCAAAATGGGAGGTACAATCAGTATCCGTTGAGCCGCCGAGGGTTACGATACAACTAGGAGGTCTTTATGCGCACGTATAAAGATCTCCTACACTTGCTTAGAAAAGCGGTAACCCATAATAGGGTTTACTTTCAGCCGCCCGAAAATCTAAGATTAGATTATCCTGCGGTAATATTTCATCTAAGCAAAAACAAGTCAGACCACGCATCTGATCGACGCTACAAGGATAATCAAGAGTACACAGTTACTCTAATCACTAAGGATCCTCAGCCTGACGTCCTAGATGCGATTCTGGACATCCCTTATACAACACTGGACACGTCATACCAATCGGATGGTATGAATCACTTTGTGTTCACCACCTATCTTTAAGGAGAAAACCATGGCCCAGCTCATTTGGGACGAAGAAGGTAAGCATATCTATTCGACAGGTGTGTCGAAGGGCGTTCTTTACCCCTTTGACATTAGGCAGAACCGGTATGGTTCTGGCGTCGCTTGGAACGGCCTTAAGTCCGTTTCTGAGAGCCCGGAAGGCGCCGAATCGTCGGACATCTACGCCGACAACATGAAGTACCTGACCCTGATCTCTGCCGAGAACCTGAAGTTTACAATCGAGGCCTATACCTACCCCGATGAGTTCGCAGTGTGCGACGGCACCGCTGCGCTCGTTGCGGGTATCAACATTGGTCAGCAGCCTCGAACGCGTTTCGCGTTCAGCTACTGCACCAAGCTCGGCAATGATACGAAGGGCGACCAGTATGGTGAGCTTCTTCATATCATTTACGGCGCTATGGCGGCACCGTCTGAGAAGGCGTACAACACCATCTCGGATTCCCCCGAGGCAATCACGTTCTCGTGGGAATGCTCCACGGTTCCGATCAATGTTTCGGGCTTCCAGCCCACCGCGCTGATCACGGTCGATTCCACGAAGCTCGATGCTACAAAGTACAAGAAGATCACTGACAAGCTGTACGGCGTCACTGGCACGCCCACGCTGGTTACGCCTGACGAGATTAAGACCCTCGTTGCAGCGTGATCACGTTAACGCTTGAACTCCCCGGGGAAGAGCGGTTCGACGAAGAGTCATCTACGTTTGTAACCATGCCTTCGTGCACTTTGCATTTAACGCACTCGCTGGCGGCCGTGAGTAAGTGGGAATCTGTCTATAAACGTTCGTTTCTAGACAATCCTCCTGCAACACCGGAAGAAACAGTGTATTATGTAGAATGTATGTCTGAGGAGCCTCTCCCCGGGGATTTCACGCGACGACTTGACAGAGCGCTTCAGGTCAAAATAGCAGACTATATTGCCGATGGGGCTTCCGCAACTAATCTACTGTCTCCCCCGCCTCACGGCGGCCCTAAAGATTCCATGACCAGTGAATTGATCTACTGGTACATGTCACAATTCAATATCCCGTACGAATGTGATAAATGGAATTTGAACAGGTTGCTGACCTTGATAAAGCTCAGTGCGGCAAAACAAGGCGGCAATAACGTAAACTCAAAGGCTTCGGCCGCTCAGCGCGCTACTCTAAATAGGGCCCGCCGGGCCAAATACAACTCAAGAGGATAACCATGGACTACTCAAATCTTATCGCTGATAAGCAGTACTTTATTAACCGGTCGCACACCAGCGGTCGTGAAGGTCGTGATGTTGAGTTCATTGTCCTTCATCACAACGCGGGAGTTCGACAGTCCACTGAGACCGTCGGAAACTTCTGGGAGGGCTCCGGAACATCGGCGCACTACCAGGTTGAGGCTGACGGTACTATTGGCCAGCTCGTGCACGACTATGACACCGCGTATCATGCCGGTAGCTGGGAAGCGAACACCAAGTCTATCGGTATCGAGCACGCGAACATCACAGGCCCCAACGATGCCACGCCTTGGGACATCTCCGACGCCACGCTGAAGTACGGTGGATATCTCACCGGTGCACTTTGCTATGGCTACGGCCTTGGCGCGCCCACATGGGGCTGGAATGTGTTCCCACATTCGGACTTCTCTTCAACTGCGTGTCCGTTCCAACTCCGGGATAAGTACCGCGACCTCTACATGGGGTATGCGGTCGAGATGTATAACCGCCTCTCCGGTGGTGAGGTCGCTCCTGCGTATGCTCCACCCGCGCCCACCACTGTGGACCGTCGAGAACAGCTCGCCAAGGTCCTGCACTGCTCTGCAGATGCTTCCGACCTTAACCTTCGAGCGCTTGTCCTCGTCTCCGCCTCCGACTGGGGCGGTAATAACTTCCCGTGCGGAATCGAATTCGCTCAGGAAGTCGTCGGTACCGAGCCTGATGGTGTTTGGGGTGAGCTCTCGGAAGAGGCTCATGACGATACTGTCGCTGAAGTTCAGCGAATCCTTGGTGTGACGACAGATGGTATTGTCGGACCAATCACTGCAACTGAACTCACTCGCGTGATCAACAACTAACAGAAAGGAGGGCCGTCATGATTGAGATGAGTTTCAAAGGAGACTTCGAAACGTCAAAATGGCTGCAAAGAGTAAAGGATCAGAATCTTAGGTCTGTACTCAGTGACGCAGCTTCTCGTGGTTTGGCGGCCCTCCAATCCGCAACACCAGAAAAGACCGGAAAAACCGCCCGGTCCTGGGACTATAAGATTGTAAAAACCAAACGAGGCATTAAGATCGTCTGGTATAACACTCACGTTGTCAACGGAGTGCCTATTGCCATCATCCTGCAATACGGGCATGGAACTAGGCAGGGCGGCTATGTACAGGGTCGAGATTACATCAATCCAGCTATGCGCCCAATCTTCAACGAGATCGATGAAATGGTGAGAAAGGCACTCGAGTAACATGGCAAAGTCTATCGAAAACAAGGTCGTCAGCCTAGAGCTCGATGACTCTAAGTTCTCTTCCAAGGTCGAAGGCGTTCTCAAGAATGTCGGTCGACTCAAGGACGGTATGAACTTCAAGACCGCCAGTACCGGTCTTGACAACATTACCCCGGCCGCTCAGAGTGCTGCCAAGGGTATGAACGGCCTCGCCAATAGCGTCAAGAACGTCAATACTACGGTATCGACAGCGTCGACTAGTGCTGCTTCGGCTACGTCTTCTGTCGGCGCTGTTGCCAAGCAAACTTCGACCAACTTTACCATGCTCGGTGGAGCCGCTTCAGTCGCGCTAGGCAACATCGCCGCTAAGGCGATCACCGCTGGCGGCTCGATGCTCAGCTCCTTCGCGTTCGGACCTATCCTTGACGGTTTCCGGGAATACGAAAACCAGCTCAATGCAGTCCAAACCATTCAGGCGAATACGTTCTCTAAAGGTGAGACGATCGCTACTATTAACGCAGCCCTTGACGAGCTTAACCAATACGCTGACAAGACGATCTATTCGTTCAGTGAAATGACCAAGAATATTGGTATGTTCACCTCGGCTGGCGTGGGTCTGAAGGAATCAGTGTCCTCGATTAAAGGCCTTTCTAACGTGGCCGCTATGTCTGGTGCGTCTTCGGCCCAGGCGGCGACGGCTATGTACCAGCTTTCGCAGGCTCTGTCCACCGGCGTGGTCAAGCTCCAGGACTGGAACTCAATCGTCAACGCCGGTATGGGCGGCGAACAATTCCAGGAGTCGCTCAAGCGCACCGCTCGCACTTACGGTGTCGAGGTCGACGCGATGATCGAAAAGGCAGGTTCTTTCAGGACTTCGCTTGCCCAAAACTGGCTGACGTCCGATATCATGATCGAGACTCTTGCTCAGTATACTGGAGACCTGTCCAAGGAACAGCTCTTGAATGCTGGTTACACTGAAGAGCAGACTGAAGAAATCATGAAGCTCGCAGATACCGCAAACGATGCTGCCACGAAGGTAAAGACGTTTGCCCAGCTTATGGACACAACCGCGGAAGCATTGGGTTCCGGCTGGGCTGCTTTGTTCAGGACCTTCTTCGGCGACTTCGAGCGGGCCAGATACCTTTGGACCGCCGTCGGGGATACCGTTAATGGTGTCATCGGGTCGTTCTTCGATGCCGTACAAGGCATCCTTGACCGGTGGGACGAGCTTGGCGGATGGTACGAGTGGTGGTATGCACTTCTCGATCTCTGGAAGACGATGTCAAGGCCGATCTATGCGATCGGGAACGCCCTAAAGGATGTTTTCTCTGGCGATGCCGGGAAGGCACTCTTCGAATTTTCAAAGTACCTGCATCACGAAATCGCCAACTGGCTCATCATGACCAACCGCATGGCTACCGACATGGGGCTTGTCTTCAAAATGGTAGCCCAGCTGCTTAAGCCAGTCATGTCAGCTCTTATCACTTTTGGGGCTGCCGTGGGCCAGGTGGCAGTGGCAGCCGGCAAGATTGGGCTGATTCTTCTTGGGGCCATCGTTAAGCCACTCCTGCGAATCGGCGCTAAGGTGTCCGAGATCGTTACTGTGTTTGCTGATTGGTTTAGCAAACTGACCGGAGGAATCGATGTTCTTTCGACTCTTGGAACAATCCTAGATACGATCGTAGGGTGGGTTCAGGCGCTTGTTGACTGGTTTACTGAACTAGCCAGTCTCGCAATCACTCCGTTCTTTAACGGAATTCGAGTGGTTATTGAAGCGCTGCTGCCTCCCATCGCTGAATTTCTTGGAGTTCTAAAGGACTCGATTAAGTCGGTGTTCGGGCCGGTCTCAGAGAGCATCTCGAAGCTGGGATTCTCTTTCAAGGACTTCCTGAAGAGCTCTACGTCTCCGTTTGGGAAGATGACCCGAGCAGTCACCGACTGGGGTATCTCTTTCTATAAAACAATGGAAGGGATCGCCCAGTCGATCGGTCCGGAGTGGTCTTCGAAGGTAAAGAAGTTCAGCGACAGCGTCAAGCCTCTTGCTGAAGCATTCGGTAAGAACTTGGCGGCCACGTTCGACAATGCCGCTAAGGCTGTTAGCAGTTTCTGGAGTAATTCCAAGCCGGGTCTTTTGCTGGCTTGGGACCGCTCTGCAAAGATTGCATCCGATACATTTAAGACCCTTGCTGAGCGAGTGAGCGCAATCAAGGACGCAGTTAAGGATGCGTTCGGAGGCCAACTATCGGCTATCAAGTCATTTGGGAGCACAATCGCAAGTTCTCTGAATAGCTTCATTTACAGCTTCGACGGAAGTAAGCTCTTTGCAAACCTGGGAGCAGGTTTCAAAGAAATGATGAACTCGTTCGGTCCGTTCGGAAAGTTCATCAACGCAACCATCGACGCGATCGCTAAGATCGGGAGCGCTATTGCGAATCTGACCGATAAGATTTTTGGAGGGGCGTCTTCTTCGGGGTCATTCCTAACGGGAATCTTTGGTAAGCTGGCTACGGCCGTCCATAATACATATGATACTTTCGGCTTTCTCGGAACTATCGTGTTGACGCTGACGAACGCTATGTTCACTTTCGCGGCGGCATGTACGACGGCTCTCGGCAATCTGGTGTCTGGTCTGTTTAACGGTATCGCGGCAATTAAAGAATTTGCCGCGAATTCGACCGCGTTTGCGTCCTTTAAGGAAAACATCGGAAGCGCCCTTAACAGTACGGGCAAAATGATCCAAAATTTCTGGAACGGACTCGGGGATTCACTTCAGAACCTCTCGCTGTCCGATCTGCTAAGTGGTGCTCTCCTCGGAGGAGGCCTGGGTATGGGGTTCAAAACGCTCCAGAATCTCCTTGGCGGATTCCAGAATCTGACAGATTCTGCAAATGGGCTCATGGGTAAAATCGGAGGAGTGTTTAGTGAACTACAGAAGTCGCTTAGCGCTCTGACCGAGGCTATCAAGGCTAAGTCTCTCCGTGATATTGCTGTCTCGGTTGCCATCTTGGCTGGCTCCTTGTTCCTGCTTGCAATGATCCCTGCTCCGCAACTTATTCAGGGCGCAATTGCCATTGGTGTACTGGCTAAAATTCTAACTACTAGCATGTCCACCTTGGCGGGAGTCAAAGTAAACCCCAAGAAGTTCGGTGTCATGCTCGCGGCACTAATCGTGTTTAGTGCAGCTATGGTACAGCTGTCTATAGCGGCCCTCATCATGGGGTCTATGGACACCAAGGCACTTCTTCAGGGGATCGTCGCCGTAGGGCTCATGCTCGAGGGCCTGGTACAGTTCGCCAAGCAGCTAGCAAAGAATGAGAAGCAAATGATCTCCGGTGCCGCAACCATCCTTGGTATGGCGCTGGCTATCAACATGCTTATCCTCCCTGTCACTATCCTCGGGGCTCTCCCGACGGCAGTGATTATGCAGGGGCTGGTTGCGGTCGGTCTATTGATGGCCGGCGTAGCAGCGTTCGTATATTCTCTGAACAAGAGTACCTCGTCGTTCGAGAAGTTGGCTGGAGTTGCCGTCATGCTTCTAGGCGTCGCCCATGCGCTGTTGATGATCTCTGCAGTAGTAGTCGCCCTGGGAATGCTTCCAAGAGGAGTAGTGATCCAGGGCCTACTCGGTATGTCTGCGGCTCTAACCGTGTTGGCGGTCGTCGCGACTAAGACACCGCCAACTGCATTGGCTGGGGCATACAGTGTTCTGGCCTTGGCCGTGGCTATGCTAGTAGTCTCAACAGTTCTCCAGAAGATTGGACAAATTCCGTGGGATAACCTCCTAAGTTCAGCTCTCAAAATGGGAGCCGTCTTGGCGGTCCTGGTAATTGCAGCTAGGTATGCGGAGGGTTCGTGGGAAGGTGCCGCAGCTGTCATTTTGATGGCCGTGGCCGTACGAGTTCTCGCAGGCGCTATCGAAGCCATCGCAGCTCTGGATTCCTCGAAGGTGGGTACAGCCTTGCTCGCTATTGCGGGTGGACTTCTTATCTTCATCGCTGCTGCGGCTCTAGCACCGTTAGTTTCCGCGGGTATCCTCATGCTAACTGCTGCTATTGCAGTTCTCGGAGGGGTTACCCTCGCGATTATCGGTAGCCTGATCCTTCTAGTCATGGTGGTCACCGCTTTCGTTGCGGCTATCAGCATGGCAGGACCTGCAATCGGTGCTGGCATTGTCTCTATCGCGGCTGGTATTGCTGCGGGTGCTACTATCATCGCTGCTGCGGCTCCTGCTATCGAGGCTGCCCTCGTTGGCGTGGCCAATGCGGTGAAGAATGCGGCGCCAGCCCTTGGCGAAGCCCTTAAAGCCCTAGCTAAGGCGCTTGGTCCAGCCCTTGTCGAGTTTATCAAGGTTCTAGGCAAGGGGATTCGGCAACTTGCAGTTGAGGTAATCCGATTCCTCTACGAGCAAGGGCCTCAGCTGACCGGAGCTATCATCACGTTCCTCGCCAATCTACTGGGGCAGCTGGCCGCAAGAATGCCAGAGATTCTCGCCAATCTGCTTATCATACTCGATACAGTGCTATCGGCCATCGATGCATATCTCCCACAGCTTGGGGAGCATCTGCTCAACTGGCTCAATTCGCTAATGGACTTCTTGTTCGAAGCGATACCGACGATTCTACAGTTCGTGATTGACCTGGTTGTCGAGATCGCTAACACACTCGCCGACAACGTTCAGCCAATGGTCGATGCAGGTGTTAACCTCATTACCGCGTGGCTAAATGGCATGGCTAGTATGGCAGCAGGAATTATCGACGCAGCATTCCAGGCATTGATCACATTCATCAACGCGTTCTCAGACGCAATTGATCAACGCGGCCCAGAGTTGAAGACAGCAGTTAACAAGCTAGTTAACAGTATTAAGAACTTCCTATTTGGCGATATTTCTAATATTGCTAGTAGCGTCGGCGATAAGGCTGCGTCTATTGGACGTAACATCATCGACGGTATTAAGAACGGCATTAACAACGCCAAGAACAAAGTTCTTGATACGATGAAGAACATTGCTAACAGCTGTCTCGACACTGTCAAGTCCTATCTCGGTATCAAATCTCCGTCGAGAAAGTTTGCCGAGGTCGGTAAGTTCATGATGCTCGGTATGTCGAAAGGCCTCGGGAACACCGAGGATACCGTGTACCGCGACCTTAGGAATATTTCCGAAAAGATCATGGATACTATGGATCTCAATATGGACTACGCCCCTGTGATTAAGCCCACAGTCGACACGTCCGAGATTCAAGGCCTGCGCGACCTAGAGCTGAATGATGTCCACGCTTCAGTGGTCGGTTCGTCGGTTCAAAATGGCAGCCAAATGCAGCAAGAGATCCGAGCACTCCGCGAGGAACTTAAGCGCAACCAGACCCCAATGGTCTTCAACCAGTACAACACATCGCCGAAGGCTCTTGATTTGAACGAAATCTACCGCCAAACCGAGCGCCAGATCGACCGAATGAAAAGGATTTGATTGATCATGCCCATCTCAAAACTGACACTAACTGAGTCGTTAAATAACAGCAAGTTTATTCTCGACTTAAACGTCATTAACAAGGGATGGGTGGCGCAGGTGATCGAAGGCACATTTGGTAGTTCATCTTCTTACTCGTTCACAGACGCCACCATTACGTCTTCCGAAAATTCGCCAATCGATATCAACGTTAGACTGACTCCTACAGTTAGTATACCAGAGTTGTCCTCCAATGAGATTCTATCGTTCCTGAGTTTCATGGTGCCGGGCTCAAAAGTGGAGCTCGAATACGACAATATCCCGTCGCCAACCGTGGTATACACCCGAACCAATTCGAATTCGCCGTACGAACCGTCGGTTAGAGAGTTAAACGTTTCCAGATGGACACAGAATTGCGTTGTCAGGGAAATCAAATACAATTACTCTGAGTCTCCAGCAACTATCGAATTTACAATATCGACGGAAAAACCATACCTAGAAGGTTCTGAACTCACCCTATACCATTTGGCAGACGGGAGAGCACCCTACCAAACTCACTCGGCAATTTTTAATAAGCTGGCGACCTATAACTTCTTGTGGGACCTAGTAACGCTAGTTGCAGTATACCCAGCTGTCTCTGTTGGAAACTACAGGACGATCTCCTACGCTAACTTCCCGTACGTGATAGTTGCTTACTCGAATAACTCATCGAGTCCACTAGAGGTTCATCTCGATACAAACTCTAGCGGCGCTAAAGCTTTCTCGTTTAGACAAGGCGCAAATCCGCAATCGTCATATGCTTATATTACTAGTAATCCTGCCGTGGCCCCCATCGGATCCTATTCCACCTTATTTTATGAAAACTACACCAAGAGTGGAGCTCTATCAGGTTCATACGGTAGCTACTACAAACTATTGCGCCTAAAGCCGGTGCGAGGAGGGCTCTAAGATGCCTAACATGGTACAGGTATATAGCAAAAACGCGAACCGATTCGATAACTACCCAGTTTTCGATCTGATCTTAAAGAGCGAATTGAAAAAAGGCTCGTTAACGTTTAGATCAGCGGAGCCTTTTACGAGAAGCGTTGGTTCTCTCGTTTGCGTTTTGTCAGTGAGCCACGAAGCCTTCATTGTATCGGAAATCGTCACGGATTTTGATGGGATTACGGAAGTAACATGCATATCCGCATGGGAATTCATGGAGCGAAGAACTCTCATGAATTATTTGCGTACCACCTCTTTCTCGCTGAGTGCAGACGTTAGTAAGCTTCAGAACTATTTTATTAACTATAGCCGCGCTAGTAAATACGACATAGGAATAGATTTTAGATTTGCGGCAAATTCGTATAAGGATTATCGGACTGTAACTCTAGACCCGTCTACTTCCATATATGAAGCGATCTGCAGCTCTATTGTAGGGGTGAATGCCTCTCTATCGTCGATTTACACCCCAAGCCCGGATTCTAATCGCGCTACTGTCGTTTTAGCTGTTGAAGATCTAGACGCAAAAACCGGAGCGACTTCCATCGGAGTCGTCGACGGTATCAAAGGTTACGTTAAGAGAATGCTCCCCAGTAACCCGACTCATTGGAACATTGCGAAAACCTTTGACTCGGGGACGTTTAAAATCTCCTCGAGAGGGGATAAAGGGACTTGGAAGCAAAATCATGTGTACATGATAGACAATCGCGAGTTTAGCGGAGTGGATTTATATGAAACGGGGATCGAGGGCGATGAAAAAAAGAGTTGGGGGCCTATCACCATCGGTATCACCCCTGGTGAGTATAAATCCTCCTCGATCGAACTTGAAACTCTTTCAGGCGAGCAATACTCTTCGTTGATTGTGGGGCGTCCAGCCTCGTTCTCCGCTTTGGGCATGTTCATAACGGGATATGTGCTGGAGAAGACAGTTAGCGGGGGCGATTACACGAATTACTCCGTTAAGATTCAGCCCGACCACATATATAAAGGAGGAAAGGACGTCACAGCAGAATGGACGTAACACGTATTATAGAAATCATCGTGCCGCTGGTGACTGCCGTTCTAGGCGCGTCAGGACTGTGGGCTTGGCTACAGTCCAAATCGTCGCGTCATCACTCCGAGGACGATCTTCTCATCGGCGTAGCGCGTTCGCAGATCATCTCGATGGGACGATACTACATCGAGAGGGGCTACATCCTGATTGATGAGTATGATGATTTCTATAATTATTTGTACAAGCCCTACACCGACATTGGCGGTAATGGCCTAGCTCGAAGGATCTTCGAAGCCGTTGAAGATCTGCCGATGCTACCGAAAGGTAGCGATGGAAGGAAAGATATATGAAGAATCACCATTACGATGCACTCAAGAGCGTTGCTTTGCTGTGGATCCCCGCGCTGGCAACTCTCATCAACACCGTTGGCATGGTGTGGGGTCTCCCCTACACTAATGAAATCACCGCGACGATCACTGCGGTCGGAGTGTTCCTCGGTGCGGGTCTGAAGATCAGTTCCAACAACTACACCCCGCCCATTGACGGCGACCTTGTCGTCACCAAGCACGATGAGGTCTATGCTGATTTCCCAGCAGAGCCGTCCAAGTTGAGCGATGGTGACACCATCACTATGAGGGTCACAAAGCCTTCTGGAGCTTCAGACTAATAAAAACACGGGCTATAGTGAGATACATTTCACTAGAAAGGAGCATCTCATGCCCAACGTCGAACGTCTTTACGACCACGAAGACCTTGAGAACGAAGTTCTTAATTGGCTCGGCGGAGAAGACCCCTCTACCAATGAATACACTACCGCTGTCGGTAACCTCGAAAAGCTGCATCGCCTCGCTAAAGATTCTGATCTTAAGCAGAAGCTGATCCCCTCTTCTGAGGTCATCGCCAACGGACTTGTGTACTTGGTGGGTCTTCTCGCCGTACTCAATTACGAACAGACTCATGTCCTCGCGTCGAAGGCATTCGGAATGCTGAAGTTCCGTCGCTAGAACTCAACTCTCATAAATCTATAACTCCAGAAAAACTGGGGTTATAGGTTTTTGTGAACATACACAAATTTTACACAGCATGTAATGAGAACCATCACTCTCTACGAAAGGACCAATCATGTTCTACTACATCATCATCGCCCTCCTCGTCTGCCTCGCCGCGTCGCTGTACTGGGGTGCCACCAAGGCCGAAAAGATCGAAAAGATCCAGAAGTCTACCATGGCTGCCTACGACCGTCGCCTCGGCGTGAATTCGCAGGAGCAGCTCGATGAGCTGATGCGAGACATTTGGCACGCGATCTACGACTGATCTCTCACCTATAACCCAAACCTGGGTTATAGGTTTTTCACGCACAATCTACAACGAATATAATGAGAACTACAAACTTCTATGAAAGGACTCACCATGTTCGTTTACATCACGCTCACTGTTGTTACTATCGCACTTGTAATCGTTTCCGCTATGCTATATTTCGCTTGCAGTTACTGCGATATGCAGAAAGATACGATTGCCGAGCTTAAGACTCGCAATCAGACTCTTTGCGCATATCTCGAGACTGCTCACGAATTGGTCGTAGACGGATCCGCCAACCGCGCGAAGTATCTCGACAATGTGCTGTTTGAAATCAGCATGTATGAAGACTGATTCAACCCACAGCTCTCACCTATAACTCAAACACGGGTTATAGGTTTTTGCGCATTTTTTACAGTTCCTATAATGAGAAGATTACTCTCTACAAGAAAGGAACTACCATGTTCGCCCAGACCCTCATCGCCATCGTCGGTATCGCTTTCTTCGCTGCCTCTACCGTGCTCTACTACGCACGCATGTTCAGCTGAAAAGCAACCCTGATCTAATAGGGTCTAAAGGACATCACTCCACCTTTAGACACCCTCTCAATCCTATAGCCCTACATGGGTTATAGGTTTTTTAAAGATTTAAAAAAAAACACTCCCTATAATGAGAACCAACCCCTCAAGAAAGGAACCATTATGGCTACCCAGATCTCCCTCCCCGTTGCTGTTGCGGGAGCGATCGCTGTCTCTGCCTTCTCCATCAACTACGGTAAGAAGATCCAGAAGAAGTTCTACAAGAACCTCTTCAAGCTCTCCTTCACCTCCAAGAACGAGATGGCGCGGAAGCTCGCTAACCGCATCATTTTCGAGGATCTCCGGGTCAAGTTTGATCCCATCCCCGAGGACGACTGATCTCTCACACCTATACTCCTACACGGAGTATAGGTTTTCGCATAATTTACGTAGACTATAATGAGAACCAACCCACCTATGAAAGGACTCATTATGTCTACCGTCATCACGTTCATTGTTGGTGCCCTCGTCGTCATGCCCATGTGGTGCGCAATTGGCGCTATCCTCCACGCTTTCGACATCGATCGCAAAATCATTCTGATTTGGACCGATGTCTTCGAGTGGAAGATGATCCCCGCCTACGCGCTCATTTTCATGTTCATTCTGCCGGCGATCGGCGCTTACACCGTCGTGAAAGTCGCACTGGACAAAGCGTTCACTCGTTGATCTCACACCTATAACCCTAACACGGGTTATAGGCTTTGCAGCGCCGCAAAAAATACCCATTCTATAATGAGAACTAACCCCTCAAGAAAGGAACCCCCATGTCCAACTCCACCGAAATCGAAGAGACCCCCGAAAAGGCCCCTCTCCTGGACCGCGTCTGTGATTTCGCCAAGAAGACCGTTCCCGTCGCCAAGACTGCTGCTCTTGGCTCGGTTGCGCTTTTCCTCGGCGGACTCACCATTCTGTCGTTCAAGATGGGCCCCCGCCCGGACTCCGACTCCGACTCGGAAGAGTGACATCTTCCTCTGAGAACCCTCTCAACCTATAACCCCTAACACGGGTTATAGGCTTTGACAAAAGGAGCATTAAAAGTGATAAAGCGCAAAGTCTACGACATCAACGAGGTCGATACCTCAATTCCCGCGGGGGGTATCGTCTCCATCTCGCCATACCACAACCACCCGTATCCGCCTAACAGACTGGAAACCGTGGCTATGGGTATTTTCATCGAGCGGTATATGAGTGGTAACCAGGTGAAGATGCAGGCCGGTCTCCCCAACTATGGTGAGGATGTCTACTACCGAAATTCCGAAGGGAATCCGGTTGTTATCACTCGTGATTTCGCAGACGATCCGAACGCCTCATATGCTATCATCCCTTATCGCATTGCGGCGTCGACTGTTCGCACCACGTTCGCAAAGAATTTTGTCATTGTCGATAAAACGATGAGCCCGTACGATTACCTCGCGACCGATTCTATCAACGTGGGCGCTGATGCGCGCTTCATCCCCATTCGAGCAGAATCTCTGCTAACTGAAGAACTCATCTTCGCAATCAATTCACTCTGAAAGGAAACTACAATGGAAACCTTCGGCACCATCATCATGCTCATCATCATCCTCGCCTTCTTCGCCTTCATGGCGATCATCAACGCGATCTCCAAGATCCTCGGCGGCGGTACTGGCAAGATTGCTGCTACCGGCTTTATCGGCTTCCTCCTTTTCAAGGCCTTCGGCTCGAAGTTTGAGAAGTACATCGAGGAGTACCGCAACCGCAACAACCAGAACAAGTGACACACAACTGAATATTTCCCAGTGGGAACCCCATCCTTTGAAAGGAAGCATCCAACCATGAATCTCAAGTACATCGCCAAGGGCATCGTCAACTGGTGCAAGGCAAACCCCCAAATCTTCATCGCTGGCCTCGGAATCGCGTCGGCTATCGCTACCTCCATCACCTCTGGCAGGTGCCACGTGAAGGCTGTCAAGGCCGACGAACTCGATCCCTCCGACAACCTTCTCGACTTCGCTAAGCGCAACTGGAAGTGCTACGTCCCCGCGGCGATCTCGCTCGGCGTGACTATTTTCGCTTTCGGAGCCCTTCATGGCGCCACCGAGAAGAAGTACCAGGCGCTCGCTGCTGCGTATTCAGTCTCTCAACTGGATCTCTCTGATCTGAGGAGCAAGATGGCTGAGCAGGTGAAGATCCTCAAGGAGGGTGCTAAGCCTGCTGACAAGAAGGAAGCTAAGAAGGAGCTTCCTGCTGGTTCGATGGTCCTCTTTGGCGACGAAGAAGTGCTCTGCAAGGACGCCATTACGGGTCGTACCTTCCGTTCGACCCCTGAGAAGATCCGTGCGTACTGCAATAACATCACTGAAGACCTACTCGGGTATGGTCCTTGCCCGCTTAACGATTTCTACAGCCAGATTCACATTGGGCAGGTCGGAATCGGCGACGAGCTCGGATGGGAAGGCGGGGTCACGATCAAGCCTGAGTTCCGACCTGTGCTTCTGGATTCCGGATCGCCCGCGGTCGAGGTTGCGATTGAACCCGCTCCGCAACCGAATTGGTTCAAGATCGGTTGAAGAGCTGTGACCAAGAACAACACGGTCACATTCACTGACGAGCCAATAGAGTACACAGACCCGCCCGAATCCTGGCCGAGTAAAAATAACGTGTCCTATAATGAGAACTAACCCTCAAGAAAGGACACACCTATGTTCGCATTCGGAATCCTGCTCGGTTTCTTCGGCATGTGCTCTGCCTTAGATCCTAACAGACTTCGGAAGAAGCAACTCAAGAAATCCAAGAATTGAGACACTCTCGCCTCTATACACCTTACATGGTGTATAGGGCTTCAAAAATACACGGCCCATAATGAGAACCAACCCCTATGAAAGGACTCATTATGTTCTGCCGTATCGCCCTCCCTGCTCTCTGCGCAGTCACCTTTGGCTGCTTTGCTTACCTCGCTAACGAGCGCCGCAAGAAGGTTGAAGCGGAGCGCCGGATGAAACTCGAATTTGAGCGACTTATCAAGTTCGCTGACAATTACGATGAAAATCTGGACCCGCTCACGACCCTCTTCGACGAGCTTAGCGTTTGGAGCGAAGACATCAAGACTCGCAATGAGAAGCTCTCTCTCTCGGTCTGAACAGCTGACCTACCATATTCTCACCTATAACCCAAACACGGGTTATAGGCTTTCACACACCCCGAAAGGAACACTAAAATGAAGCGAATGATCGCATCGATCGGCCTCGGAGCCATCGTCGTCGGAGGCATGATCTCTCCGACTGTTGCAGAGCCCCCTCAGCGAATCCATGCTGAAATCACCAAGGCCACGTCTGCGTCACGGCAGACCTCCTCCGAAATCAATATCAGCGGCACGTGGTCTGTTGAGAAGCTGGCAGTTGGCCAGGTTTTCACGGTCACTTCAGCGCCCGTAAACGGAGAGCCTGCATTTGCGTGGGCTGCATCATTCCCGTTCACGCTCGACGACGGGACTAAGATTGGCGAATGCACTGCTGATCCGATGACAATCTCTTGTGAGGTCACCATGGTGCCTCCTGCCTACGCAGATAAGACCGACGTTAAGGGCTCCTGGTGGGCCCGAGCAAGGCTCCAAAACTCTGCCGTTGGCACGACTGAGGGCGATATCTGGCTTAACGGTGAGGTGGCTAAGAACCTCGTGTGGGGCGATACCGAGGGAACCGGGGTCTGCACAAATGATTGTGATGGACCTGCTCACTATGAGTACGCGAAGCCTGAAAACATTAAGTTCGGCTGGACGAACGACAACGGTACAGTTGGATGGGCCATCAAGTGGATCGCCAACGGTGGCACAGAATATACGGTTAAGGATTTCGACACGAAGCTCGGAACGACCGTGAGGTGCGCTAAGGGCGATACTTGGGATCCTTCTACCACTGAGATCGTTACCGTCGACCAGATCGATTCTAACACGATCAAGTTCGTGGCCCCTGAGGGCTCTAAGACCTGCATCACCTACCCGCCTGAGCAGATGAAGGTCCCTGAAGGCCAGAATAGTGTTACTAACCATGCCGAGATTAACGGCATGAAGCTCGAGTCTACGGCTACGGTCAAGAGTAACGGCGGCACGGATGGCAATGGCGTCGAGAAGCCGAAGCCTACTCCGGCTCCGACTCCTAAGCCCACGGAGCCCTCCCCCGCTCCCAAGCCTTCTGAGCCTACTCCCGCTCCAAAGCCTTCTGAGCCTACTCCGGCTCCGAAGCCTTCCGCCACTACACCTGCGCCCAAGCCTAGCGTGACCACGCCTGCTCCTAAGCCCAGTGCAACCACTCCGGCTCCGAAGCAGCCTGTGACCAAGGCAAACCCCCAGACAAGCGAGCAGCCTAAGCTCGCTAAGACTGGTTCGTCGGCTGCATTTGCCGGCGTTCTGGCTATGTTGCTGGCGCTCATCGGCGTCGGTTTCTACACCATCTCCCGAAAGGATAACAACTGAAATGCAGTCCATCAAGGTTACTTACGAGTCGTTTGACGGCGAGCAGGTTGAGGAAACGCTTTACTTCCACCTCTCGAAGAGCGAGCTTACTGACATGGAGCTCCGAGCGTACCCCCTGTCGCTCAAGCTCGCTCGGGTCACGTCCGGAAACGCAACCGGTGCTGATGCGTACGACCTCATGCGCGATTTCATCGCTGCTTCTTATGGCAAGCGAAGCGAGGACGGACGCCGATTCATCAAGGACATCAAGGAGACGGAATCCTTCATGATTTCGCCGGCATTCGATGCCCTTCTGGACAAGCTTCTGGAAGATGAGAACTTCACCATGCAGTTCATGGCGGGCCTGTTCCCCAAGGATATCATGGAGAAGGCTCAGAAGCTTCTCGACGAGAACCCTGGTAAGTCCCCCGCTGAGCTCCGAGCGATTGCTGAGGCTCAGAATGGCTGACGTGGTTCCTATCGAACCTTCGTCCGGCTCCTTCCCTGGAAACTCTGATAAGTCCAGGGAGGGGGCCGCCCCTGTCAAGAAGGAAACGAAGGTCATCGCTAAAGCGAAGGCCAAAAAGTCGAGCCCCATCAAGGAGGCTCTCAAGACTTTCTTTGTCGACGACCTGCCCGACATTGCGAACCACTTGGTGATTAATGTCGCGATCCCAGCTGCTAAGAACGCCATCACCGACATGGTGACGCAGGGTATCCAGCAGCTTCTTTATGGCGCTGTCGACATTAACCGTGGCCGTAACAGCACCTACACGTCGTACGGGTCAGTATCTCATGCGACATACGGTAAAAGCACTCCTGGTAATGCACGCCATCTGAAGCCTCGCAAGAACATGCGTCAGAGCAGCGTTCGCGTTGACGATCTCGTCTTCGAAACGAAGGCTGACGCGACTGAGGTAATTGAATACATGGCGGAGATTATGGAGAAGTACGGTCAGTTCTCCGTTGCTGATCTATATTCCTCCGTTGGTATTCAACCCAATTACACCGATGAGCGTTGGGGGTGGACTACTCTCGACGCGTTCGATGTCCGATCCTCCCGTGAGGGTTGGGTTATTGTTTCGGATTCCCCGGAACCCATCAAGTAACTTATATTTTCTGAAAGGAGCCAAGTCTGATGTCTGTCAGCACTCTCTTCCACACTGGCGTCGCTCGCATTTCGAAGCACGCCCCCACAATCCTTAGCGTCGGTGCTTCTATCGGCGTTGTTGCGACTTCTGCTCTTGCATGGCGTGCAGGACGTACCTTCGAGGACGTCGAGTACCGCAACTATGAGCGCGTTAAGGATTGTCAGAATCGGGCTGATGAGATCCCCGACGAGGAAGTCCCATCAATCGAGCGTAAGAACCGACTCGCATTCGCTCTCGACGCTGCTCGCCATATTGCCCCTACGGTGGTTATTGGCGGCACCACTATTGCTCTTATCTATTTCAGCAATAGCATCTCCCGTAAGCGCATGGCTGCTCTGAGCGCTGCATATTTTGCGGTGCAGAACGCCTTTGACAACTACAAGGCGAAGATGGTGGATACGCTCGGTAAGGAGACCGTCGACAAGATCGTACAGCCGAAGCTTCCGAATTACGGGAAGACGGCTGAAGAGATCCTCGAGAACGATGATCGTAACGATGCTGCTGACGTAACAGACGCAGTTCTTTCGATGGTTCGAGAGTGCTCGCCGTACGCTCGAATCATCTCTGAGACGTCGTCCACCGCGTGGGACCCCAACGAAGACTATACGGTGATGAACCTCACCGAGATTCAGGCGTGGGCGAATCGACGGCTGCAGAAGAAAGGACACCTCTTCCTCAACGAGGTCTTTGACCAGCTCGGCCTCTCTCGCATGAGGGAGGGGGCTCTCGTCGGGTGGCTCAAGAATGGTGATGGAGATGGTTACGTTTCCTTTGGTGACTTCGAAAGCGCGATCTACCGAGTCCCCGATTACGAGCGCAAGTCGATCCATTCGAATGTTGTCGTCGATTTCAACGTCGATGGTGTGATCTGGGATAAGATCTGACCATGATGTACCTACCCTGGCTGACCCAGCGAGGGTGTCTTAGCGATTATCGCGGCCTTGCTTCGGTGTGGGACGAGATCGAGTTCGTTTGGTATATTCCTGAAGATGGAGACAAGGCTGAACAGGCCCTCCGTATGCGGGATGAATACGCTTACGAGTTCGATCGCGATATTCCGAGGCAAGGTCCGGTGTCATTCCTTGAGGTGTTTGTGTCAATCACAGACTCCTTGACCGCTATGGTTTACCAAGACCGACCTGATTTCACTCGGTCTATCTTGATGAACTTGGGGGTCTCTGATGCAGTTGACTCGATGTTCTTCGGGCCTGAGTTGTATGCTCGGGCTCTTGACAGTGCAGAGACAGTAATGTACAGGACCTACCAAATGAACGGCGCTGGCGGGCTATTCATGGTCCCGGGCACCGAAATGCTAGAGACACCCCTACGAGACCAGATGATTATTTGGGCAAACCACTACGATCCATATCACTAGAAAGGAGGTGAGCATGGATTTCTATAGCATCGAGACTGCTCCCGTTCGAGGACAAGCCGGGCAGTTAGCTGCGGCCCCTGACTTCATCAATGGATATTCTCGAGATATCATGATTAACAGGGGCGAGTTCGTTGCTGTGTGGGATCCCAACACTAAGTTATGGACTAAGAGAGAGCACAAGATCATTGATTTGATCGACTCTGATGTCCTGGCTTACGTCGAAGACGCTGCGAAGCGTCACATTAGCTTGCTTCCCAGGCTCTGTCGACGAGACGGAGATGGTGTGTGGAAGAGGTATCGCCTATGGACCAAAAACATGGTCGATACTGATCACCCTCTCGATCGCAAGCCTATATTTGCGGACACGCCTATTAGGCAAGAGGATTACGCATCGTTTAGACTACCGTATTCCCTGTCTGATAGCGAGCCTGTGAATTGGAATAGGCTCGTGGACACACTCTACGACCCTGAGGAAAGAGAGAAGATCGAATGGGGTATCGGAGCTATCCTGACTGGCGACTGCCGTAAGATTGACAAGTTCCTTGTCTTCTACGGCGAACCCGGTTCGGGTAAGTCGACGATTCTCAACATCATGCAGTCTCTCTTCGGAGATTACGCTACGGCGTTTGATTCTGAATCACTCGCTCAGCGCAGTAATGCGTTCGCGCTGTCTGCATTTGCTGACGATCCTCTGGTGGCCGTAGAGCACGATGGAGACCTTAGTAAGATCGAGACCAACACTCGTCTTAACTCCATCATTTCTCACGAAATCCAGCTGGTTAATGAGAAGTTTAAGAAACCTCGTCCAGTTCGGATTTCTACGATGCTACTCATGGCGTCAAATAACCCTGTAAAGATCACCGATTCGAACTCGGGTATTCCTCGGCGATTGATCGATATTTACCCCTCCAATAGGCGCATTCCTATTGGAGAGTATCGCAAGATCATGTCGGGCGTATCTGAGGAGCTCGGGGCTATCGCCAATCACTGTATTTCCGTGTATCGTAGTCTGGGCCCTGACTACTATAAGGAGTACAGGACGCAAGTCATGTTTGGCGAGACCAACCCTATCTACAACTTCATGTTTGAGATGTACGACGATTACTCTACTCGAGAGTTTGTCACACTTGCATCTGCGTACATGGAGTATAGGAAGTACGCTGAGGCTTCTGGGCTTTCATGGGTTATGCCCAAGCATAGGTTCCGGACTGAAGTGAAGCATTACTTCAACGAGTTCCACGAACGCTGCAGAGTTAATGGTACTCGTCAGAGAAATGTATATTTCGGATTCCGAACAGAGATCTTCGAATCGGGGGATCTTGTCGCGCAGCCGGTTGAGGACGACGCATGGCTTGATCTGAAGCCTATGAATCGTACGCCTTTCGACGATATTTTCGAAAATCAACCGGCCCAATACGCATCTACCCAAGGAACCCCTAAAGAACCTTGGGATTCAGTCACAACAACACTCAAAGACATCGATATATCGAAGCAGCATTATGTCAGGCTACCTGAAGAGTATGTTGTTATCGATTTCGATCTGAAAGGAGAGAACGGTGAAAAAGACCTCAGTCTTAATCTTCGCGCTGCTAGCGCTTGGCCTCCGACGTTTGCAGAAGTGTCAAAAAGTGGTAGAGGATTACACCTCGTCTACCGCTACACTGGTTCTGGTAATACCGTTGCCGACTATGCGCCGGGAATCGAAATCAAGCGCTTCCGAGGAAAAGCTGCCCTGCGCAGACGACTCTCTCTCGCAAACGACCTGCCCATCGCAGACTACGTGCATCCACTGCCCGAGAAAGCAAAACGCGTGATTAATAAGCAGCACGTCAAAGATGAGAACCACCTTCGTGCTCTCATCGCGAAGGCATTGCGAAAGGAGGTGCACTCTGCCACGGCACCCAGCGTCGACTTCATCAAGCAGGTCCTGGACGATGCATATTCATCTGGGATCACGTACGATGTGACGGACGCTAAGAACGCTGTAACGTCCTTCGCCGCTAAGTCTACTCATCAGGCTGAGCGGTGTCTGAAGGTTGTGCAGGAGATGCACTTCATGTCTGAAGACAAGATGGAAGTACAGGAAGACGGAGACGGGCCTATTGCGTTCTTCGATGTCGAGGTATTTCCTAATCTCTTCATCGTCTGCTACAAGTATCCTGGTGAGCCAGTACGACGCTTCTTCAACCCGTCTGCTGAAGACGTGAAGAAGCTTATGAACCTTCGCCTAATCGGGTTCAACAACCGTAAGTACGACAACCACATAATGTACGCTGCGTCGCTCGGATATTCTAATGAGGAACTATTCGAACAGTCTCAGCGAATCATTAACAACGAGGCGAATGCTACATTCCGAGAAGCATATTCAATGTCCTACACGGATATTTACGACTTCTCGACGAAGAAGCAATCGCTCAAGAAGTGGGAGATTGAACTTGGGATTCATCACCAGGAACTTGGTATTCCGTGGGATAAGCCTGTTCCTGAAGAACTATGGGAGACCGCCGGAGACTACTGCGCGAACGATGTCGAGGCAACTGAAGCTGTGTTTAATCACCTTAGTGATGACTGGGGTGCCCGACAGATTCTGGCTGAGCTTTCTGGACTATCTGTTAACGACACAACAAACCAGCACACATGCGCACTTGTGTTCGGAAAGGAGCGACGGCCCGACAAGAGCAAGTTCGTTTATACCAATCTATCCACGATCTTCCCAGGATACACCTTCGATAAATTCAAAGGATCGTCCTATCGTGGAGAAGACCCCGGGGAAGGGGGATACGTATACTCCGAACCCGGTTACTACGAAGATGTTGTGCTCCTAGATGTCGCTTCTATGCACCCGACATCTATCGAAGAGCTTAACCTCTTCGGACCTTATACCAAGAAGTACAGTGAACTTAAGCAAGCTCGCATCGCGATTAAGCATAAGGACATGGACGCTCTTGGTAAACTGTTTGACGGTAGACTCCTGTCTATCGCCGAGCAGTATGATCTGGACAAGCTGGGTACTGCACTCAAGCTTCCTATCAACTCCATGTACGGGTTGACGAGCGCCAAGTTCGACAACCCCGCATACGATCCTCGCAATATCGATAACATCGTTGCGAAGCGAGGGGCGCTATTTATGATCGATCTCAAGCACTATGTGCAGGATGAGCTCGGTCTGACGGTTGCACATATCAAGACGGACTCGATCAAGATTCCGGGCGCCACACCTGATGATATTCAGAAGGTGATGGACTTTGGTCAGCGATACGGGTATGTTTTTGAACACGAGGCCACCTACGCCAAGATGGTTCTCGTGAATAAGGCCGTCTATATTGCCAAGTATGCATTCCCTCATGAAGGTGAGTGGACGGCTACTGGTAAGCAGTTCCAGGAGCCCTACGTATTCAAGAAGCTCTTCTCCGGAGAGCCGATTGAATTCGAGGACTATGTCCAGACCAAGCAGGTACAGACCGCCATGTATCTGCGCTTCCCTGGTGGGGAGCCTCACTTTGTCGGTAGGGTCGGTGCGTTCGTGCCGATTAAGCCAGACAAGGGTGGCGGCGAACTCCTACGGGAGAACAAAGACGGCGAGATCAAGGACGCCGTTGTGGGTACTAAGGGATATTTCTGGAAGGAAGCAGAAGTAGTCAAGTACCTACACCTGGAGCAGGATGTTGATACATCTTACTCCGAAGCGCTCGCGGACGAAGCGCGCGCAGCCATTGAACAATTCATCAACTTCGACGAATTCGTCGCATAGAAAGGAAACCCAATCATGGCATCTGATATCTGCATCGAGAACGGTAAGCTGTTCTTCCTGAACTTCTCCGGAGCTGCTTCGCGCTTCAACAAAGAAGGTCGTCGTGAGTTCTCCGTCTCGATCCCTCTGGATCTAGTGGATGATCTTGTCGATGATGGATGGAACGTCAAGTATGGTAAGGACAAGGACCGCAATCCCGATCCTGAGCGTCCTTACCTCACGGTTAAGGTCCGCTTCGACTTCCGTCCTCCGTCAATCTGGATGATTACCGGCGGGCGCAAGGTCCTGCTGTCTGAAGAGACTGTTGGCTCGCTGGACGGCGTTACGATCAAGACGGCTGACGTTGTGATCTCCCCGCACGTCTACGACTTCAGCGGTAACAAGGGCATTAGTGCCTATCTGAAGGAGGCCTACATCACGGTCGATGATGAGACCTCGACGTTCGCTGCTAAGTACGCAGATCTGGACGTCTAAACCCAAAACTCGGCGGGGGTGGATTGTGTGTGGTCTGCCCCCGTCGTTAGGGGTATAGAGATGCTTGATGATATTGATGTCTGGGCTCGTGTACCGAATTTCCCTCAATACGAAGTGAATCGTCTGGGGGACATCCAAAGAGTCGGTTCTAATGTTAGGCTTCAACCATTTACGAGAAATGGCCAGAGTCTCTACGTCCGACTTTACAATTCTTCCGGGAGGGCGTCTGAAAAGACTGTCGCCTCGGTTGTTTGGGCTGCTTTCTACAAGAGGTGGCCCACTGATTCCTTCGTCTGCCATATGGATGGCGATGTTAGGAACAACGCTCTTGACAACCTATATTTAGGATCGAGGGCGGATGTCAACAAAACAAGGCGGCGTCTGGATGACACAATCTGGGACCGCCTACAGAAGGAAGGAGAACTGGTGTGAGTAACTGGTTCGAAACGGTCGTCCCTGACGATCGTACTTGGTCGGTCATTAGTCCGACTAATGAGAAGATCTCGTCTAAGGACGCTCTGGATATCGTTGGGTATCTGAACAGCGTCCTGTCCGATCCCATGAACCCGAAGTTCGACAACGACAACTTCACGGCGATTGTCAACATCAAGAACGGCTTCATCCCGATCAACGGGGACTACACCGGCTTCTCCATCGAGATCCGGGGCGAGATTGGTGGAGAACAGGTCAACAAGACTGTTCTTCATACTGACGATCCGTCCGCTGAGGTCTGGATGTGGTCCGTGAAGTCTATCTCGTTTATTAATGATAGGCAACGAGCAAGAGAATCGGATGCCGTTACCATTGACGCGGGTGATGATTACATCATGCGTATTAGGGTTGAGGGCAATGCTAACGAGCCGGGTGTTACTCCTCCGGAGGGTCAGGGTCCGTACTGGGCTGCGAACGCCGAGTTCAATCCGAAGATCACACCGTCTGCCTTGGCCTCCATCAAGGCAGCGCTTAACCGCAAGCAAGGAATGAGTACCCTCTGATGACTAAGATCCCCGCAGAAACCAAGGCCGCGATAATCAACTTTGGAGCGAATATGCACTTCACGAAAATTGAAGGTAACATGCGTGAACTGAACCACGGCATCGCCGGTCTCGTGAAGAAGGCGGTCGCTAATCAGATCGCTGACGATCAGCCGTATACCTTCCAGATTAATTTCCGGAATGGTATGATTGTTGGGCAGACCTTCGATCCTCGGTTCTCTATCCAGAAGCTCGATGGACGTAGTGTCACGTCTGAGTTCACACTGGGTACCAAGGACACGGCGAAGTACTTCGAGCTCAAGACGCTCTCAGTGGACTACCATCCCCCCATCTCCAATGGCGACTCCTGGGTCGCTCGTATCAAGATGGTGAATGACGCGATCGTTGACGCGTTCATCAACTCGGATTTCGACGATCCTGAGGAGCGCAAGCTCATGCGAGACACTCTCCTCCGAGGGTTTAAGGGTCCTGAGATGGTGTGAGCCCCACTCATATTTGAACTACACAAGACGAAAGGTATCCTAAATGCTGAATGAAAAAACATACCTATATGGATTTAACCACGTCAAAAACAAGTTCTCAATTCCTCCGCGAGAACAGACCCCTCCCGATTTCAAGAAAGAGATAGCGCTCGGTGAACGTCCTGTCCTCGGGCATATTGTGCTGGCGCCTGGAGATGAGGACAATGTGAAGGTGATCAAATGGGTCGAGATCACTACGCATCGCGGTAAGTGTATCCTTAATGGCACGAATCCTCTCTCTTGGGAATGGATTGCCAAGGTGCACTATGGGATCTTCAGTTACCCTGTTCGCATCGAGATCTATCCCTATATTCCTAAAGACGTGGCGAAAGTTGTTCTCCGATTGCTGAAGAAGGAGTTCTTCTAGACATAATGGCAGCGAATCTATATTCGCACCAGGAAGAGGCCTTGGGGCTCCTACGTAGTGGCAAGGTCCTAGTCGGCGGTGTCGGCTCGGGCAAGTCACGCGTGGGAGCCGCTTGGGCTCTCTCACAGGCGGATGAAAGCAAGATTATCGTGATCACCACTGCGCGTAAGCGGGACTCTCTCGAATGGGAGGGAGAGTTTGCTGCGCTCGGTGCGGATTTCGAGGAGGTGACGATTGAGAGTTGGAACCATGTCGGTCGTTACAGCGATCACGTCGACCATGTCTTCATATTTGATGAGCAGCGTGTGGTAGGGTCTGGAGCATGGGTCAGGAGCTTCCTCAAGATTGCGAAGCATAATCAATGGATTATGCTCAGCGCGACACCGGGAGATGTCTGGCTCGACTACGTCCCCCTATTCATCGCCAACGGGTATTACAAAAACCGAACCGAATTCGCCGAAAGGCACATTGTCTGGGATCGGTTCGCGAAATACCCAAAAGTGAAGAGGTATCTCGATACGGGGCTTCTTGAAGCTCGTCGTAGGAAGATACTGGTCCCCATGCCGGCAGAACGCCACACTAGACGTAACCGGTCCTACATCCCCATGGAATACGATAAGGAGATGTACGAGTCCATCGCTAAGAAGCGTGTGGACCCGTGGACTGGTGCGCCATATAGGAATGCTGCCGGCGTCTGTTACGGTTTACGCAAGTGCGTTAACTCAGATAGGTCTCGAGTGGATCATATTCGTTTGGTGGCGCGCAAGCGTAAGAAGCTGGTTGTGTTCTACAACTTTAACTACGAGCGAGACATCCTGCTTGAGTTGCGGGATGAATTCACCGTGGCTGAGTGGAACGGACACAATCACGAGCCAATCCCGTCTACTGATTCATGGGTATATTTGGTACAGTATACCGCGGGCGCCGAGGGGTGGAACTGTGTAGAGACGGACACGATCGTGTTCTACTCCCTCAACTATTCGTGGAAGATCCTAGAGCAGGCGGAGGGTCGCATCGACCGGATCAACACTCCTTTCACAGATCTCCACTACTTCTACTTCTTCTCGGAGTCTGGAATAGACTCTGCCATCAGGAAGGCCGTCCAAGAGAAGGGCGTCTTCAATGAGCGCATATTTACACACAACCTGTAAAGGAGCATGAAATACCAATGAAGACTAAAAACGGTTTTGAGCTCTCCGACTTCTCGGTAGATATTCGCAGCGAGGAGGGTCTCTTTAAGGTCCGTGCCGAGTGCTTTGCGACCGACGATGTCCATATGCCGTTCGTCGCTTCGGTGACTAACACGGTTAACTTCGACTCTATCGTCAATGCAGATCATTTCCTTTCCGCGGTATCTATGATGGTTACGCGAGCGGTCAACGATCTCATCACTTCGGATATTTCTAATCCCGATCTATGCGAATGTCAGAATCCTGATTGGTTCAAAAACCACCCAGATGATCGTCAGGAGTATTGTCGAACTAAGAGCGGGCGGAGTTATCCCAAGGCCCACACCGTCAAATGCCCAAACAATCCAGCAACCGGGAGAAAGAATGACTGACAAGACTTACATTTTCGGACAGGACGTCAGCACTGAGTGGATGGTCCATGTCACGACGGTTGACGAGAAGACTAGGCAGCGATATGACTACTACGCATTTTTCGAAGATCGTGCTAGGGCCGATACCTACGTCAAGGGCCTGGTCTGCATGATGTCTTCGCGGAATGTGGTCGTCCGAATGATCAAAGTAGAGTGTTTCGAAGAGCTGGATGCTCTTCGTATTTTCTGAAAAGGAGACCTAAATGTTCACCGTACAGATTGAATACGGAATGGGCAAGTACGCCCCTTTCGAGTCATGCGAAGGTTTCGAAACAATGGATGAAGCATACGAGTACGCGACGGAGTCTCTCAATGAGGCTGCCGCGGTTATTCGTGAGGGTGCGATCGCGGACAACGCCATTATTCGAATCTGGCGCGAGGACAAGACTGGCAAGCTGATCAACTCTTGCGAGAGGGGATGCTGACGTGGAAACTGTACCGTACATATTGGTATTCCGAAGGTACTACAAAGAGGAACTCCGTCATGAGGAGAGGCATCTCTTTAGTAGCCTGAGGGATTTGTACGCTCATGCGGCATGGTTGATTGGAGATAGCGATCAATACGCTATCCACACTCGCTACGATATTCGGGTTGAGCTCGCTGAAATTGACCCGATGCCGCCTGCTGCATGACGATTTGTAGGGCGGGGGATCGCCTAAAAACGGTCCCTCGCTCTGCAGATACTACTTGGATTCTCATTTTTTGCCGGGTCGAGATGGGCCACGGTGTCCCAAAGTGTCCCGCTTCTGTCCCACTTTGTCCCATTTTTGTGGGCCAAAATAGCTCATTACCCACTAGAAAACGGGCCTCGTTACCCACTAGAAAGGGGTCTCATTACCCACTACGAGGGTCGTTTTTGGCCCATTTTGGGACAGTGGCCCACTTTTTTGGCCCAGTGGCCCACTTTTGGCCCACCTCTAGTGGGTAACGTTTGCCGCGGAATATCAACGAAAAGTCGCTGCTGTCCCATTTGGCCCACTTATTTTTCTATTAAATTAAATTAAATTAAAATTATATATATATAATATACGGGGTGGGACAGTGGGCCAAACGGGACACCTGCAATTTTCATGCAATTTTGATGCGATTTCGGTGCAAGTTTCTAGTGGGTAATGAACCCATACAAAAACTTTTCATATAATGGATAGAACGGGGCCCATCAGGCCCTTACCCACTGTCCTTACCCACTGGGGCTTTACCATTTCTTTACCTTTGCGAAAGGAGCAAGCATGAGCGCAAAGGAAAGCGCATACCAGCGAGACCTGATCAAGAAACTGTCTCGACTCCTACCGGGATGCCTAATCTTGAAGAACGATCCGAATTACCTCCAGGGTGTTCCAGATCTTACAATTATTCATGGCGATATGTGGGCGATGCTTGAAGTCAAGGCATCGGACAAGGCGCCGGTTCAACCGAACCAGAGATATTATGTCAATCGTCTTGGTATGATGGGGTACGCTCGCTTTATCTATCCGGAGAATGAGAAAGACATCTTCGACGAACTCCAGACATATTTCGGGGTGGGAAAGTGCGATTCCTGAACCACTTCGATCTCGAGGGTAAACATGCTTTTCTCGGAGCGAGTAAAAATTCTTGGCTTCGGTACGATGATGATAAGGTTCTGAAGACATATCGTAATGCTCGCGCAGCTGCAATTGGAACACAACTCCATGCTATTGCTGCTGAGCATATTCGTTTAGGCCTTCCCTTCGGCGATACCACCGACACCGTCGGTATGTTCGTCAACGACGCGATCCGATATTCAATGGTCCCCGAGCAAGTGCTATATTTCAGCCCGTATGCTTTTGGAACCGCGGACGCCATTTCCTTCGATCCGGAAAAAGAACTTCTGCGAATCCATGATCTCAAGACTGGACAAGGCCCGACCAAGTTCGAACAGCTCGAGATCTACTCCGCGCTTTTCTGCCTGGAGTATAATATTTCTCCGACGATTAACATGCATCTTCGCATTTACCAAAATGGTGAAGTAAGATCTCACACACCCGACACAGATGATATTCGTGACATCATGGCTCGAATCGTCCACTTCTCGGATATTCTAAACTTGGAGGACCAGTGCTGAATGTAAATACCCCCACCCCTGAAGAATCAGATAATACTCTGGCTCACTACGGTATTCTGCGCAAGTCGGGTCGCTACCCGTGGGGATCTGGTAAGGATCCTTATCAGCGCTCCCTCGATTTTCAAGGATTCGTGAAGGGCCTCGAGTCTAAGGGTATGAGCGAAGCTGAGATTGCACGCGGTCTCGGAATGAACACGACCGAGATCCGCGCCACCAAGTCAATCGCTAAGCGTGAACGCCAGGCGGTCGAAATCGCAATGGTGCGCAAGCTCGATGCGAAGAACATGTCCCAGGCTGCCATCGCCGATCGTCTCGGTATTTCCTCCAGCACGGTACGTAACTACCTGAAGGAAGACGCCGGACGAACTGCAAGCAAGATCGAAGGCACTGCGGATATTCTGAAGCGGGAGGTCGACAAGCACAAGTATATTGATATTGGTGCTGGCACCGAGGTGACTCTCGGAACCACCGCAACCTCTCTGAAGCTCGCCGCCTCCACGCTCGAAGCACAGGGGTACCGCGTTGAGAATATTAAGATCCGCCAGCTCGGTACCGATAAATACACCAGCACTCGTGTGCTTGTCGCCCCTGGCACTGAAAAGCGTGAGGTCGTCCAGAACCTGGATAAGATCCACGTGGTTGGTGTCCGGACGGATCCTGCCGGCAACAAGCTCTCTATCAAACCTCCCGAATCTATTTCTTCCAAGAGGGTCTCCATCCGATATTCTGAGGATGGCGGCACAAATATGGACGGCGTCATTGAGATTCGGAGAGGCCTGAAGGATCTTAATCTCGGTAAGAGCAATTATGCCCAGGTCCGAATCGCCGTCGATGGTACGCACTACCTCAAGGGTATGGCTATCTACTCGGACGATCTGCCCACTGGAAAAGATATTCGCTTCAATACCAACAAGTCCAAATCAGTGCCAATGATATCTGATGGCGACTCGGTACTCAAGCGAATGAAGTCTGACCCGGATAATCCGTTTGGCGCGACTATCCGCCGGCAGATGGAATATTTGGACTCCAAGGGTAACAAGAAGCTGTCGCCCGTAAATATCGTGAACGAGGAAGGTTCTTGGGGGGACTGGTCTAAGACTCTGTCAGCCCAGTTCCTTTCGAAGCAGAACCTGTCGTTCGCGAAGCAGCAGCTGGATATTACAACTGCGGAGAAAAAGGATAAATTCGAGACAATCATGTCTCTTACAAATCCTGTTCTCCGTAAGCGAGCACTGCAGGAATTCGCAGATTCTTGCGATTCCGATGCGACTCGCCTTCGTGCAGCGGCTGTGCCGAACCAGGCGTATCAGGTTATTTTACCAGTCAAGACCCTGAAGCCTAACGAGGTGTACGCCCCGAATTTCAAAAACGGAACTCAAGTTGCGCTTGTGCGGTATCCGCATGGCGGAACATTTGAGATTCCCATTGTCACAGTGAATAATGGGCACAAGGAGGCGCGACGCACTATAGGCGAAATGGCAGCTGATGCCATCGGTATTCACCCTAAGGTCGCGCAGCGTATGTCTGGCGCGGACTTTGATGGGGACACTGTCATGGTTATTCCGGTGACACCGAAGAGCCGTATTCGTTCCACGTCTCCTCTCAAGGGTCTCGAAGGCTTCGATCCCTCCATGGCGTATCCTTCATATCCTGGAATGAAGGTGATGTCGGAGATCACCAAACAGCGTGAGATGGGTAAGATTTCAAATCTTATTACTGACATGACGATCAAGGGTGCCACGGAAGCTGAGCTCGCTCGAGCCGTAAGGCACTCGATGGTTGTTATTGACGCCGTCAAACATAAGCTGGACTATAAAACGTCGGCCGCCGATAATGGTATTGATTCCCTCAAGAAGAAATATCAAGACGGTGGCGGTGTGTCCACGCTTATTTCTCGTGCCGCATCCGAGGTGGATATTCCAAAGAGGAAGCCCCGCTCTGCGGCTAAGGGCGGACCCATCGATCCCCTGACAGGCCGTAAGGTATATGAGGATACAGGCGAATCATATACCGTTGTCAAGGAGTTCAAGACCAAGCCCCCTCGCGTTGAGACTGTTCTGCGTACGCAGAAAGTCCCACGCATGGAACTTGTCAACGATGCACGTAAGCTTTCGTCGGGCACCCCGATGGAAGAATTGTACGCCGGCTATGCCAACAACATGAAGACTCTTGCTAATAGGGCTAGGCGAGAGATCGTTGATACCCCTACACTAAAACGAGACCCAGGTGCTGCCAAGGAGTATGCTGAAGAAGTAGCTTCTCTCAAGGATAAAGTTCGGAGGGCACTTACAAATGCACCCCGGGAACGCCAGGCCCAACTGGTGGCCGGGGGTGTGGTCAAGGTAAAGATCGAGGAGAATCCTTCCATCACAAAGGAGGAGCGTACCCGTCTTGAGGCGCAGGCACTTAAGGCTGCACGCGCTAGGACAGGAGCCTCTCGCAAGGAAGTTCAATTCGACATCACCGACAACGAGTGGAAAGCCATCATGAATGGTGCGGTCAGCAACGCCATGATGGAATCCATTGCTAGGTATGCGGACCCACAGAGGTTGAACGAGCTAGCAATGCCCAAAGAAAAGCCAGTCCTTTCGACCAGCACAATTGCTCGCGCTCGTGCCATGGCTCGTAATGGCGCAACCACATCGGAGATCGCGGAGATGCTTGGCATCTCAACGTCCTCCGTGCGAGAAGCAGTGAGAGGTTGATAGACAATGGCAGCTCGTTACTTGACAACAACGGACAATCCTTATGATCCCAAGACTGAGTTTGATCTGTGGTTTGCTTTCGACACGAACAATGGTTACAACTCGTGTGCCCTCCTGGATCGTGTGTGTCAAACCAGTTCGAACCTAAGTGATGCACTGATTGCTGATGATGTAAACGAAGCAATTGATTGGATCATTGCTTGGGACACAACAGGATTACGTACATTCGTCGAACGATGAATGCTTCGATGGATCGCAAGCCGGCGGATGACCGGTGCCCATCCTTCAACACCCCGGGGGCTGGTAGCGCGGAAAGGAAATGATCTGCATTGACGATAGAGTCGAAGTTAACCGTGTTAGTCAC